CGCGAAGAGCTTCGGCCGTCAAGCCGCGGAGATTCGCGACTTCGAGTCCTTCATATCCGCCGCGAATACCGGACGGCCCCGCGAAGTAAGCGCTCTCGAGAGCTTGCGCGAAGGCTTGCTCTTGCTCTCGGAACTCTCCGGCCGGAGCGGCGCCGGAAGGCATAGGCCGCGCGTTTTGTTGCGCGAAAGTCCGCAGCTCTTGAAGATCGTCCGCGGCGAGTTTGTAGGTATCTGCGACGGCTGAGAGCTGGTTTAGGATCTTCTCCGCTTGGACGGTCGTCGAGCCGCGGAGCGCTTCGCGAGCGGTCGCGATAGCGGTCGACTTGTCGTTGCGCCGGAGCGGCTCGAGGATGCGTTGAACGGTCGCGGGATCGACGCGCGACGCTCCGGCCGATGCCGCTCGCCGCGCGGCTTCCGACTGTCGTCGAGCGTCCTCGAGCGCGTATTGTTGTTGGATGATGGCCGATGTCCCGCCGGATGTCTCCGGAGGCGTACGGAAGACGCCTTGAAGATCGGTAAGGACTTGTCGTTCTTGCGCGATAAGTCCGTCGAGGTATTGCGCCGCGGCTTGTTCGTCGGCGATCGTCCGTTGTATGTCTTGATACCGATTAACGGCCGCGACCGTCCGCGCGTATTGTTCGATATATGCGGGTCGTCGGCCTGCGAAGGTAGTCGTCGGCATATCGAAACCTCAAAAGGAAGGGATAAGGGAAAAGGAGTATCCGCCTTCGGTCGCGAGCTCTTCGAGAAGATCGGCGTCTTCAATCTTCCCGAGTTGCGCCTCGAGCATTGCGGTTTGTTGCTTCATTTGCGCCTGCATCGACATTGCGGCGGCTCCGGCTTCCGCGGCTCCGGCGACGGCTTCGGATATGCCCTGAATACGAGCGATGTCGGCTTGTCGTTGCTGCTCTCGAAGTGCGTAAATCCGAGCGCGGTTCGCTGCTTCGGCGGCTTGCTCCGCTTCGGCGACCGCGAGGTTTTGTTGCTGTCGGACGCCGCGGAGCGCGCTTTGCTTCGCTTGCTCTCGAAGGAAGATGTCCCGTCCGGATGTCGGCCCCCGTGCTCCGGCCGCGGCGGCTTGGAGTGCCATCGCCTCGAGCTCGCGCGTCGCCGCGCCTTGCCCGATGCGAGACGCACTCTCGAGTCGCGCGCGTTGCTGTTCGGTAAGCGCTTCCCCGGTACGCTCGCGCTCGCGAAGGCGCTCGAGTTCCGCCGCGTCCGCTTCGGTGAAAAGCTTCTTCGCGGCGCGAGCTTGTCCTACGCCTCGAGCGGCCGAAGCCCCGGCTCCGAGCGCTCCGGCGGCGATTAAAGCCGTAGTGATACCGATAGGCATAGCTTCCCCCTAAAGATAGTAAACCTCGACCGCGACGCCCCAGTTCACTATACCGACGCGGTCAATAGCGGAGTGCGCGGCAAGACCGAAAGACATCCGGCCCAGCGATGTCGAGGCGACGAGCGTCCCTTGTTTAGCCCCGTATCCGCCTCCTTGAACATATGTCTCGGAGATCCCGTTCGGGAAGCTATTCGCGATCGGGTACGCCTGGTTCCGCGTCTCTTGCGCGCGTGCGCGGTATGTCGAGAAGGCGGTATCGACGGAGCCGATCCAAGGACAAATAAAGACGCTCCGAAGCGCTTCGGCGACCTGATACGACGCCGTCGAGTTATCGTTCCCGGCTTCGCATTCCCACCAATAATGAAACAGCAAAGTCCCGGCGCGTCGAATGTCCAGGGTAAACGCGGTATTCGGGATATGATGGAAAGAGTTAACATCCGGTTGACCATTCCCGGTAAGGAACTTCGTCGCGAAGGTCATTCGGATGTTTGCGCCGCTCCATTGCCCGCCCTGATGACCGCTTACGCCATGCTGAACGCCTGTATAGGGTTGCAGGGTCGGCGGTTGGATATGGCGGCGCTCGATCCATGTCGTCGCCTCGAAGTCGGCGCTCGATATGTTCTCGTGTAGGTAGACGCGGAGCGCCTCGAAGTTCCCTTCGGCGTCGGCCGCGGTGAGCTTCGTCCCGTTTACAAAGGTATTCGGAGGAGTGTACGCCATGCCTACCCCTTGGACATTACGACGGCTTGGAGCGAGCCGCCGTTGTAATCGAGGCGCGCGTTCGTCGATACGACATCGTCTCGGACCAGGTAGTTCGCGCCTCCGGTGTTGTAGCTATGGCATACGCCGGTAAAGACGACGCGAAGACCGTACACCGTGAGCGGAGTCGGGAGCGTCCGCGAGTAATGCCACGCGCCAGCGGCCGATGTCCAGCCGTAATCTTGTAGCAATCGCGTATTGAACTCACCCTCTACCGGAGCCGCGGCCGTCTCGAGGAAGGCAGGAACGGCCGACGTCGCGGCGCAAGATCCGAGCGCGTTCCCCTTGTAGCTACCGACGGTCGTATTGAAGTCGCCTTGACCGGGGACGTCGATAAAGTTCGCGAGCGCCGACGAAGTGACATCCCATTGCAGCCAGAAAGGCCAGCACTCGACGCCGGTCGCGACGTCGATCGTCCCGCCTCCGAGCTGCGGGAAGACGTAGTTCCCGAGAGCTCCGAGCGCCGTCCACGGTCGCGACGTGACATAGTACGGCCGGACGCTAAGATCCCAATAGACGCGAAGGATATTGGTCGTCGTTATCGTCCATCCTCCGGCGCCGAAGGATAGGACGGTCGGAGTCGCGCCGCCGTCGCTTACGATATGCGGCGCGGCCGGGGTTCCCGTTTGGCCGGAGACGGTGTTCGCGGTCTTATGCTTCCAGTCGTTGTAGCCGATGGCGGTCGTCGCCGACCGTTGGAGCAAGACCCCCGGCGCAAAGTGCGCGAGGTCGAAGACGCCGTCGCGCACGTTGAAAGCGTTAAGCGCGCCGGGTTGGTTGTAATCCGTAAAGCGGGTATTCAAGTCCGCCGCGTCGACCTGGTCGCCGTCGACGATAGGGCCTCGGATAATGCGACTCACCGGAACCTCCCGACCGCGAGATAGCGCGAGCTGTAGACGTGCGCTTGCATGAGATTATCCCCGGCGTTCGTTGTCAAGGCGCAATCCTCCGACCCTTCGGTCAATCGGAATTGCATCTCGACGGAAAGATCCCCCGGTGGGAAGATGTTCGTCCCGAACAGTCTCGAGTGCTCGTGGTAGGCCGTACCGCGGCGCTCGCATAGCGGGACGCCGTTTACAAGGACTCGCATCCGGAGATAAGCCGGAGAGCCGGGGAAGCCGTCGTTCGCGCCTCTTGCGAAGATGTTCGAGACGTAGGCATTACAAGACCATTCGAAGAATAGCGAGCCGCCTTTAAAGCCGGTCAAGGTGATAGCCGCGCCGATGTTCGTCCATCCGCCGGCGTGGACTTGGAAGGTGGAAGAGATCCACATATTCCCGGCGACGGAGGTATCGGCGTCCGCCGTCTGCTCGCCTCCGGTCGGATAATCGCTGTCGGCCCATACAAGATGAAGCGCGCCGGAGGCGAGGCGCGTATCGTCGACGAATCCTCCCGGCGCCTGGTCGCGGTCGATGGTCGTCGCCGATGACTGTTGCGCGCGGAACTCTGCGTTGAATCCTTCCGGGTCGACGGTGTTCCCGCTTCGCGCTTCCCTATGCGTCCACTTCTTCATACTCTCACCCCGGCGACGACGCGCGTTCCCTTCGTCGTGTATTCGTATTCGAAGCCGACGAGGACGAGGTCTTCGGTCGTCTCTATCTCGAAGCAGAACCACGCGGCCGACTGTTGCGCGACGGAGTATCGAAGCGGGACGAGGCGCGCTTCCCGATAGGTCGACGCTCCAAGGGTCGCGACATCCAAGGTCGCCAGCTCGGGAGCGTCCGGCGGTTGCGCCTTATACGTGCGCTCGAGGATCGGCGTAAGACTGAAGTCCTTATAGTGCCGCATGGTCACGGCCGCGTCGCCGGTAGTGAGTAGCCAGAGCGTCACATATGATAACTGCTTTTGAATCTGCGGATCTCCGGCATCGAACCACGCCGACCGATAGACGCTCGTCGGCGCCGGTCCGTCGACCATGCTTTGTCCGTCGATGGATGCTCCGAGCGCGCGCTTCCCGCTCATCACGAAGATGCCGCGTTGAGTACTTGGATCTCCGGACTCGTCCCCGGTGTTATGGCCGAAGATTACCGTCCCGTCGTATAGCGAGGCGACCGCGCCGACCGGGAAGCCGATGCGCGACGACCAGGGAGCGAGCGTCTCGATAAAGGCGAGGCGATCGACATGCAAGACGAAGCCCTCGTTCGGTCGATCGTTGCCGTCGACGGGAGCAAAGAGCAGGTATTCGCGACTCTTCTCGGAGAAGATCCCGACGGCTCGAGGATGACAGTCCGGCGTGATTCGGTCGATAAAAGAATCTTGAAGGGTCGTAAGATTGACGACATCGTTTACCGCGCCGCCGACGACGCCTCCGGTAATGGCATAAACGCCGTCGGTCGCGAGGAAGACGACTCCGAGTCCCGGCACTGCTTGGACGGTGTGAGGAGCTCGACAGGTAATCGAGGAAGAGATCGTCGTCACGGTAAAGCCGGACGTATAGTCCCCTTGGACGACGTCGATCCCGTTCTCGCGGAAGACGAGGAGCGTCGTATAGTTTCCGAAGAGCGCCGTTATCCCGCCGCCTTGCGAAGAGAGTTCGATATATGCGTCCGCTCCGAACTGTTCGATCAATCCCGGCGCGGAATAGAACAGGGTCTTCGGCTCGTCGGAGCCGCCGTCGAGGAAAAGACAGCCATTATACAGCGCGGAGAAGCGTGCACCGGGAGCAGGAAGCGGCCCCGTCGGAATATCCGGCGCGGCTTGTCCGAGCGCCGCCGTTAGGGTCGCGTCGAAGAAGGTCGTCTCGACGTTGTTCCGAATCACGTCGATGAAGTAAAGCGTCGTATCTCCGGCGTCCGCAGCTCCCGCGGCGTAGTTCGATGTTCGGTAAAGCTTGCGCGCGACGGTGCCTTCGGGACCGGTCGGGATGTCAAGCGTCACGGCATGGCGGAAGCCGTACGCGTCCGCCTCGAGCGACCAGGCGACCGACGCAAGGGACGAGGACGGGCCTTCGGAACCGGAGTCGGAGATATACGAGATCGCATAGCCGAAGAGCGCCGGCTTATCGCCATCGTCTCCGGAGAGGTTGTTCGCGAATCCGAGTCCGTATTGCCCGCCGTCCGGGATGGCGTTCGGTTGCTGCGGACACCATAGCGTCGTACGTCCGGCGCCTCCGGCCGATGGAGCAGGGTACACGGCCGGGACGACGGTCGTATCAAGAGGCGGGTACGGCTTTACCTTATGCGGCGTCACGGGAGCGGCCGGAGCGTCGAAGCCGAACGGCCGGATAACTTCGGCGATCGATGTCGCACTCTCCGCGGCGTTTCCGAGCGGCCATGGACGGACGAGGACGGGACGGTCGACGCCGTTCGTAATCACCGTCCCGTGAGGCGTATCGGTATACCAGGAAGCCGCCTCGGTCGGCGCGGGGATATGGCGACCAGTCGCCAGCGTCCGCAAGACAGGGACGACACCGCTCTCATATAGAAGATGAAGCGTCCCGTCTTCTTCGAAGAGGATATGGTCGCGAGCTCCTCCGGCAAGAGCTCGCGCAACGTGAAGGGACGTAATCGCGCCGACGTTGCCGAACGGGGAATAGCTGGCTTGACCTGGTCGGTAAAGCTCGTACCCGACGCGGGTCGACCATCCTCCCGTCTTCCGGTCGATGGTCCAGTTCTGGACTTGCGCGGCGTTTTGCGGATTCTGAGGAAGACGGCTCTCGAATCCTCCCGCGAGTGCGGCTTGGTAGACTTGCTGTTTCATGGCGTGAATGTCAGCTTTCCGAAGGGATTCCGGACGTATCGGTATCCGGCCGTCGGCGTGCCTTTAATGATCCGGCGCGGGACGGCCGCGAGATACCGTTGTTCCATGCCTTGATATAGGACGTCCTTCTTTCGAGCGTAGACGGCCGACAACGCCGGGTTGTCGACTTTAAGCGTCAAGCTCTCGAGCGCCGCATATGCGAGGATCTGCGAGTAAGCGGCCGGGACGAGCGGCGCGTCCTGGTCTTCCTGGAGTCTCGCGGGATGGAGAAGAAGCCGGACGTCGATCTTCTGGTCTTCGGACGGATGCGGGTAGAGCTGTATCGACTGATACCCGGCGCTTTGGTTGTACTGGTACCGGATCGCGGTTGCTTGGAAGTTCTGACCTGAAAGCGTGTTCAGGGATAAGTCCGGCGCAAGGGTAACGCCTCCGGTCGGCGCGACGGTGTCGACGTCGGTCGTACCAGCGCCGGCGCTGCGAATCCGAACCGGCGCGAGGATATTCGCCTCCGGACAAGTGAAATAATATCGGCGATAAAGCCCGGTGGTGTTGTCGATGGTTTCCGGGGTAAATGTCAACGTCTCGGTATCGGAGAGGGAATAGGTCGATACCTTGGACAAGCCGGACTCGAAGCCGTCGGATACCTCGAGCGGATACACATTGTAAGGCGTCGAGCGCGGGCCCCGGACGTTGCACATATATACATGAATAGTCCGCGCGCCTTGCCCGATTGCGGCGATGGTCGCGATGCCGCGAGCCGTCGACGGAGCAGGGATAACCATCCCCGTTGAGGGAAGATAAGCCTCGATGGTTCCGAGAAGGTCGGGATCGAGATTCGCGTCTTCGCGCTCGAACTTCGACAAGAACATCGCCTTCGCGGGGATGCCGACGGACGGGTCTCCCACGTTCTCGACCGACATAGCATCGGAGGGAAGGAAGACGTCCCGGCGCTTAATCAGCGCGGCATAAGCTCCCGTCACGCCGCCGAAGGCGCGGTCGAGATACAAGGTCGTCCCGTTCTGCACCCATGCGATTGAGTGCTCGTGCGTCACGCCGGCCGAATCGGTGACGACGAGGATAGCCCCGTCGAGGTTCGAACCAGGTCGAACCGCCGACGAGGACGATGGAAAAGAGCCGGATACGGTCGCGGAGCCGTTGGTAAACGTCGCCGTCGATGTCGTGTCCGTCCATACGCGAAGCTCCCTCTCTCGGATGGAGAAGGACCAGGGCCGGTCGGTCAAGAGCCGACCTTGCGCGTCGTTGAGCAAGCTCACGAGCTGGCTTCGGTATGTGGAGTTCGTCGGATCATAGTCGAGGAGGTTCCCGACGAAGTCGATAAGCTCACCCAAGTTCATAAGACGAACTCCTTAGAAGAGCGGCGCGATACCGGAAAAGGAGGAAACCGATACCGCGCCGCGGAGCAGCGAACGCCGCTCGGAGGGATCAGAACTGCTTATAAACCCACACGTCGGCTTTGTTGCCGGCGGCGGCGGCGAGACTCACTCCGCAAGCGGGAGCGGT